ACACTATCCACGTAACAGCTAAAAGTAGCACAGCAAACATTGTTGTGGTTGGTGCCCCAGCAGCCATCTTCACCTACCCAACTGGGGGTATAGCTAGTCCGACAAACATTACAGCGGCCTCGGGCATTACCGTAGCCACAAATAATGATAAGACAGGCTACAGCCTCAGCCAGACTTTCCCAACTAACTTTAGTGCGTTGGCAATCACTGCCGGTGGTGCAGTCACTGTTGGAACTAACAACGACAAGACAGGTTATACGGTTAGCACAGTGTCGGACAAAACCGGGTACTCTCTCACAGCAGTAACCGGCCTCGGAAACCAAACCGCCAACATTACCGGCAACTTGTCAGGAAGTGTTGGAAGCGTTTCCGGAGCGGTTGGCTCTGTTACCGCCGGGGTTACAGTCACCACCAACAACGACAAAACTGGATACACTGCAAGTACTGTATCTGACAAGACAGGTTACTCGATTGCTACTGGCGGTGTGGGTACAGGAGATATTGATGCTACGGCTCTTAATGAAATCGCCGATGCTATCTTGGATCGAGTTCTGTCTGCTGGTGCAGATAGCGGTGCAGACACTACCTCCGCAAGAACTGTACGCCAAGCTTTGCGCGCTCTACGAAACCGTGTAGCCATTGCTGCCGGAACAATGACAGTGTACAAGGAAAACGACACTACAGCTTCTTGGACTTCTACGATGACTCGTACAGCGGGTGATCCTATCTCTGAAAGCAATCCGACATAATGAAACTGCTAAACTGGATATTTAAATACTGGGGACTAATGTTGGTCCCCATCCCTGAGCAGGCGGATACTACAGAGCTTGACAAACTTGCTAAACAGTTTGTGGATCAGCTCAATGAAGATCGGTTCAAGGATACTTCAGGGTTGTATAAGCGCAACCAAGTGCTCCGCATGCTTATGAATCACTTTCCTGATGCTAGGGAACGTGACTTAGTCTGGGCTATTGAAAATGCTGTACGTAGGTAGCGTCTGGACTTGGGGCACAGACGGTGCAGGCGGCTCTACTACTGATCATACTGGTGTATCTCTTCATGATGGAGTTACGGAGTACACTGGAGTCTCAGTATCACGGACTCGCGGCGTATCTGGGTACATCAATTACTTTATTGGACTAACATGCAAAACTATCTCAAACTGGGTAGCTGGAATGTCATCTGTGATGTCTGCGGCCGTAAATTCAAAAATACGGACGTACGAAAGCGTTGGGATGGTTTAGTTGTATGCGATGGGGATTATGAGACACGCCATGTGGCGGACTTCATTAGAACAAACCCAGAGCGCAACAATGTTAAAGATGCCCGACCAGAGCAGGCTGACACCTTTGTAGACGTACCATACATATCTACAGACACAACAATTTACTGTACTACTTTAGGATCGACGGGGGTGGTTGGACTTGCCGTTGTCGGTTGTGCTAGAGTTGGAAAAGGACTTCCTATATGAGTGACACTACTTTCGTAACTGGCACCACAGTTATTACTTCGAACTGGGCACAAGATGTAAACACAGTTACGTACCGACGTGGTGTTGACATTCAGTTCTACGGCGCTGTCGGCGACGGTACTACCGATTGCACATCCGCGTTTAATAGCGCCGTTGCCGCACTTCCGTACGGCGGGACAATCTACGTACCAATCGGCACGTACAAAGTCAGTTCCGCCATTACCCTGACCGCTGGCATTACTATCCAAGGAACAGGTCCAACCTCATCTACAATTACCACTTCCTCGGCTTCAGCCAATATATTTGATCTGGCAGCAGGTTGTGCAGTGATGGATTTGAAAATGATCAGCTCCGTCACTAGGACCACCGGCTACTATGTGAACATTCTAGGGAACGGGTGTACTGTAGATAATTGCGAGTTTGAGAATTACTACATCGGAGTCTCGGCTGGAACTATCCCCGGAACGCTGATTGTTGCTCCCCGAGTTTCCAATTGCCGCTTTAGGACTCCTGCGGTCAGTTCCGGGTCTGGTGGCGTCCAGTTCATCTACTGCTCGAACGCCGAGATGTACAACGTTATTATGACGGGTGAAGTGGGAACACAAGCTAGCTTTGGGCTCAGGATTCAAGCTGGAGACACGGCATTCATTGACTCCTGTAACATCACGGTGCATGGTAAAGCTTTGCTTATGGACACCCCTGCAGGGTACTCCATGTTTGCCCTTGACATCACTAGCTGCTGCTTCGACAGTGCCGGGGTTATTACTGGCCCTAGCAATGCTAGCAACGCTGAACTGGTTCCTGCCGGTGACATTAAAGACACTAAGATTACAAACACATGGTTTGGAATTTCAAGTGCTGCTCACGGGTGTGTACTTAGCCCCACAGGCGCAGGGACAATTAACGGCATTGAGTTTGTTGGTTGTGAGTTTGTGGACAACGGCGACAACGGATTGTACGTGGTTGGGTCAGCCGTCACCAACTGGAAAGTCACAGGTGGCTGGGCAGCAGGCAATACCAACAAAGGTATCTATGTTAACGGCGCTTCGGTTAACTTCACTATTGTCGGCTTTGCGGCAGGGAACATTGCGGGACGCGGAACTAACGACTATGGTATTGCCTTGTCTGCTGCTGCCAGTGACAAGTTTGTAATTGCTGATTGTAATCTGGAAGGCAACACCTCCGCCAATATGTTTGACGGTAGCACCGGAACCAGCGGGATTATCACAGGGAACAGAGGGTACAACTGGGGCAGCTTTACTACCCTGACCCCTAGCGGAAGCCCCTATATCTACACTGCGGGGCATTCTCCTGAAGTTGTATATGTATATGGTGGCACCGTGTCCGCGATATCGCAGAGCGGGATTCAAATTGCCTCCGGGTCTAATCTAGCTATAAGTTTGGCCCCAAATGAAGCATGCGGTATTACATACACAGTAGCACCTACTGTTAGAAAGAAAGTTCTCTAATGACTACATCTAGCTCATATGATTGGGAGATGACTCGTGATCAGATTGTTACTGACGCTCTTCGTAAAGTAGGGGCTATTGATGAAGAGGCTACTCCCACCGCAGCACAGCTTTCTCTAGGGGCTCGCACACTCAACGGCACCGCCAAGTTGCTTGCAGGACAGGCGGGAATGCCTTTGTGGGCAATCAAAGAGACAGCGATTACTTTAACTGCCACCAACAGCTACACGTGCGGGATTAGTCAAACTGTCAACATTGCCAAACCTTTGAAGATCATTCAGGCTTGGCGCAGGACTAGTTCAATTGATACTCCGGTTAGGATAATCTCAATGGATGAGTATAACGCCCTTGCTAATAAAACTAGCACCGGGCCTCCCATCCAAGTGGCCTACCAACCAGATGTGTCTACAGGAATTCTTCGGGTATACCAAACCCCGGACACATATTCAATAGCCAACACCACATTGTATCTCCGGTACCACCGCCCGTTCCAAGACTTTGATGCCAGCTCAGATACTCCTGATTTCCCAAATGAATGGAGTCTTCCTCTGGTGTTTCACCTCGCGCTGGCCTTAAGTCCAGACTACGGTGTACCTAAGCAGGACAAATCTGATCTTAAAGAATTGGCGGCTCTGTATACCGAAATGGCTCAGTCTATGGAATACGAGAATGCGAGTTTCCTAATTCAGCCCGACACTAGCTATCGACGGAGGTAGTTTTGGCTTTCACTAAAAACCCAACACAAGATACGTACGACACCAAACGTTTCCCGTTTGTTGGAGCCCACAACTCTCGGGATTACACGGGAAACAAAGATCAACGGTATGTGAACTGTTACCCAGAGTCAATTAAAAATCCTCTCAATAACGGCAAGCGCATTTATCTTGTAAAGCGGCCGGGCCTAGTTACCCAAGTTAATCCGGGGAATGCTGCCACGGGTCGTGGGATTTTTTTCTGGAATGGTAAAGTCTACAGTGTTTTTGGCACTAAAGTATATTCCAACACTACTGAGATATTGACGTTGTCGACTAGCACAGGAACTGTTGGGTTTGTGGCTGCCAATGGCACCACAGACTATTTGTTTCTGTGTGACGGAACCAATGGGTATGTTGTAAGCACGGCAGACGCTGTCACACACGTCAACCAAACGTACAGTGCATGGGCCGGGGTTACTAACTACTCAGTTGGTGATCGCCGCAGGCCCACGGTTGCTAACTCTCTTTACTATGAGGTAACTGCTGATGCGGGTTCAAGTGCTGCTGGCGAGCCTACGTGGCCGACTACAATCGGAAATACAGTCGTTGATGGGGGCATTACATGGACGTGTAAAGGATATTATGGTGGCTTTCCTAGCCCACATATTCCTACTCCTGTGTTTGCCGATGGTTATGTTTTTCTTCCTTTGTCTGGCACTGATCGAATTTTCAACTCTGATGTTGATAATCCTCAGTCGTGGAATCCGATTAATTACATCGGGGCTGAGATGTACCCGGACAACATTGTTGCATTGGGCCGACAAAATAACCAAGTAACCGCGTTTAGTGAAAACTCCACCGAGTACTTCTACGATGCTGCCAACGTTAACACATCGCCTCTGGCGCGTAATGACGGCGCAGCCCAGCAGATCGGTTGTGCTTCTGCCAACACTCTAGTTTCGTTTGAACAGCAAATGATCTTTGTTGGACAATCTGAACTAGGTGGTAGATGTGTTTGGAAGATCGAGGCGTTTAAGCCGGAGCGGATTAGCCTTGAGTGAGTTGATGATGCCCTTGACCAAGAATCGTCAAATATCAGCAACTCTAATGCTTTT